GTTTGCTGCTGATATGTAGTCCGGCACCCTGGGCTGCATTACGCTAGGAAAAAAAAGCAGGGCCACTTAGATGTGATGTAATCAGACTGTACACCATGTGATTTAGCGTGTTCAATAGAGCAGTGAACCTCCTGCCTGAACATAGCCCTGAATACAGCCTTTTTCCAACCCATCCTGGTGCCTCAGGCACTTTTTCGATGAATTGGAGCATCTCTGACATCATTATCCATGCTGCGACTGCACCCTTCCATTTACAATTTCGTCGCATGAACTGATGTGCCATGTAGTACAGCAGGATGAACAGTTCAGGCTCCAACTCATACTCATTGTAGGACGAATAGTCCATGGAGCTGCTTGGGAGAGTTGGGACTGTTCTGGTCTCCCAGTCAGCTTCCAGCTCATCACTTTGCATTGGCAGAACAGGTTTGGACAATGTCTGAACCACCATGTTCATTTCTGACGGTGTTTGTCTAAATACTGCCTTTACAGCTTCCACAACCACATTGCACTGTTCCATCCTAGCTCCCAGGAAAGATTCCAACAATGTGGCAATATCTGCTACAGACGATAAATCCCTGTAGTGATTTCTTGGTTCATGCTTTGTGATTCCGGTCACCGTGTGCATCGGCCGACATTTCCAAAATGCTACGTACCATTTCTTTAGGCAACATGGCCCACAACAGACGCTTCGTGCCTGATGGTCTTGTATCAGTTGGAAGGCAGTCAAATACTTCGATTGCTCATTACCACAAGGTGATGAACCTCCCGGTGCTGACGAAGCCTGCGTCAGCATCCAGTTGTCAGGATCGTCAGTGAAAGCGCTGTCAACTGTGACTTGCGCAACGAGTTCTGCGACCACTCTTTCACTATCTGCGTTCTCGATAAGGTGCCTTTTCCAAGGGCACATGTGCAACAGTGTTCAAATACAATTTCATATTCCATTACATTAGCTGGATAGTGAGGATCCTTGCAAAGATTACAATGTCAGCTCCTACTCCTTTGATATAAACAACAACTTATTCACATATACTGCAACTGGGTAGTATAATCCCTCGCAGGAACCTGATCTAGCTTTTGATCAATGCTCACATGTTTAGATTCCAGTTCCCATAGGATCCATGGGACGATTGCCCTACATAGCCCTACATGAATACTTTATTCTTATGGGATCAATGTAGCCAAACATACCGTATATGGATTCTACACCCCTGAAGATTAACATAGAACATAATCC